CCTGATAACCTTCCCATTGGTTAAGCAAGTGTTCTGCTTTGACACAAGATTGCAGTTGCAAGATAACTCATTCAGAGTAACGACTTGGGACTCTATTGAACCAACTGCTTTGCTTTCCCGCAGGAGTGGTGACTTGCTGATTGGCAAGAATGGTTTTATTGGCAAGTATGGTACTTATTTAGACCATACAAGTAGTTATCGTTTCTTGTACTACACAAACCATGCTGATCTAGGCGATCAAGCGGTTACTTCTATATTGAAAAGATTGTCTATTGTTGCTATTGGTGGCTCAAACCAGTTTGTAACAATGAAGTGGGGATTTGACTTCTCTACTAACTACTTAGCCGCAACTACCTTTATTCCGACACAAGGAACATCTGAGTATGGGGTTGCAGAGTACAACAATCCAAACAATCAGGTTGTGACGATAACCAATGCAAGCCCTGCGGTTGTTACATCTGTTGATGGTTCTTCATTTGTGTTGAATAACACAATAACTTTGACAACTACTGGAACTTTGCCTTCTGGGTTACTTGTGTTGACAACGTATTACTGCATTAATGTTTCAACAACTACCTGTAACTTGTCTTTAACGCCTAGTCCTGGTACGGCAATCAATACAACAACAGCGGGTAGTGGTACGCATACCGCAGTACACGCACAGCCCTCTGTAACTAACGAGTATTCAGATGGCGTTTCGTTGCAGACCTTACAAGTCAATGCAAGTGGTTCTGGCAAAGTTGTGCAAACTGGTTATGAGACTAATATTTCAGGTAATGAACTATCTATTCAGAAGATTGAAATTCAATCTAAACGTGGCAGATTAAGTTAAGGGGAAAAAATGACAAATTATGTGAAATCAACAAACTTTGCTACCAAAGACAATCTTGCGTCTGGTGATCCATTAAAGATTGTTAAGGGTACGGAGATAAATACTGAGTACGACAACATTGCTATTGCTGTTGCTACTAAGGCAGATGTTGCATCGCCTACCTTTACTGGTACTGTAACCATACCAACACTTGCATTGACAAATGATTTGGCTGTTACAGACGGAGGTACTGGTGCATCGACTGCGGCAAATGCTCGTACTAACCTGAGTGCGGCATCTTCTGGTGCTAACTCTGACATTACCTCTATTACTGGTTTGACAACGGCTTTGACTGTTGCACAGGGTGGCACAGGGTTGGCTACTCTTACTGCAAACAATGTAGTTTTGGGTAATGGTACAAGTAATGTGCAGTTTGTTGCCCCTAGTACCTCTGGCAATCTACTAACTTCAAACGGAACTACTTGGACTTCTACTGCACCAGCCGCAAGCGGGGTTACTTCAGTAGCAACAGGCAACGGATTATCTGGTGGAACTATTACATCAACTGGCACATTAGTTGTTGCTTGCCCTTCTTTTAATTCTGTTGGTAGTTATTGCATGGGAAGCGTATTAATAATTACTGCTATGAATAGTGGTGATAATCGGACGGCTGGTGGTTCAAATGACCAAGTTCAATCTTCGGATACACAGTTGAGTTTTTTAACAAATAATTTATCAGGAACATGGAAATGGATGGGGGCTAATATTCCAAGTGCGTGTAACCCCAGAGTTTTTGGGATTTTCTGTCGTGTCTCTTAAAAGGAAAAATTAAATGTTTACTCTTGAATACGCAAAAAACCCCGTGTATGGAAATTCAGAAGGAACTTCTATTCTGTTAACTGTTAAATGGCAAGAACTTAATGAAGATATGCCTTTTGCCGCAACAAGTTATGACACTATGGCTCATGGCGTAGATTTGTATAACAGAGCAAAGGCTGGTGAGTTTGGTGAAGTTTCTCCTTATGTTGCACAAACAGCAACAGAAGATCAACCAAGCACGACAGGAACGCAAGACTTATGACCTATGGAATATATCCAAACTCAACGCCAGAGTTTCGTATGCTTCAAAAAGAAGATGGGACAATGGCAATGCAAGTTAGATATATCAATGCACCAATGGGATATACAGGCAAGTGGATGGATGTGAAAGCGGAAAAAGAAAATGACAATACGAATTGCACCGACACACCAAGTCATGTATGACGGGGCATCTTTGAATGTGTTTCACGCAAACAAGGGTGAAGGGTTACCAAGCCATGAACACGTTTATGCACATTTAACTGTCTGTCATGCAGGAAGTTGTGTGATTCGTAAAGAAGGAATTGAGAAAGTGATTGACAAGTACACGCAACCGATAAACCTCAAGGCTAATGAGTGGCATGAGATTGAGGCATTGGAAGATGAGACTGTGTTTGTGAATGTGTTTGCGGAAGGCAAGTATTGAAGACTCCTGTGGTCATTCGGAAAGATTATGTAATTTACCTAGAATTGTTTGACAATTTATTATGGTTTCATACAGATGTTTTCAAATGGTCAGCAGAGATAAAAAAGAGGTACAGATTGGATTTGGCAAAGTTAGAAGATTTAGTTGATATGCCGCTGTTGGCAGTCGTTGATGTAACGAACAATAAATTAACTAAGTTTGCTGAATCTTTTGGGTGGGTTGTAAAAGGACAAATGGTTTTAAACAATGGCAATAAAGCCTTAATTTATGCTTCACAAGCATAAGGGAGAAGAAAATGGGTGATCCAGTATCAAGTGCGTTAATTCCTGCGGGTATTCAGTTACTAAGCAGTTCTATGGCTGGCGACTCTGCAAGAGATGCGGCACAGACTTCTGCTAATGCTCAACTTGAATCGTCAAGATTGGCGGCAGAGGCGGCTAAATTTACTCCTTATGGAGTTGCTGGAGATCTATTTTCTCAGCCAAAATATTCAGTTGATGCCCAAGGAAGGCCAACTGTTGACCTTGGAATAAATCCTGAATTTAGAGCCTATCAAGATAGGTTATTGGCATTAACTGGTAGAGGTTTAACGCAAGCAGAACAGGCAGGACAACAATATGCTCCTTTGACAGGTGCGGCAACTGGTCTGTTTAATCTTGGAGAACGATATTTAGCAGAAACTCCAGAGCAAGTTGCTCAAAAGTACATGACAAGTCAATACGACTTGCTTGATCCTAGTCGGCAAAGACAGTTGGCAAACATTAGAAACCAAAACTTTCAAACAGGTCGTGGTGGTTTATCAGTAGGTTCTACTGGTTTGCGTCCAAGTGGCGCAGAAGGTTTGGTGGGTACTAATCCTGAATTAGAAGCCTATTACAACGCATTAGCACAACAAGATGCTCAATTGGCGGCAAATGCAACTCAGGCTGGTCAACAACAAGTTGCCTTTGGCACAGGATTGTTTGGCGCAGGTTCTAACTTGCTTAACCAATACCAAACTGGTCAAGTTGGTGCATTGTCTCCATTCTCTACTGGTTTGGGTTTAGCATCAACAGTAAATCAACTTGCTTATGAGCCTGTAAGACTTGGTGCTGAATTGGGTGGTCGTGCAATGCAAGGAGGCGCACAAGCAGGACAATCGTTGCTATTGGGTGGATTAGGTGCGGCAAGGGCTATGCAACCAGCCAATGCGCTAGACCCATTCTCAAGAACCCTATCCAATCTTGGTGAGAATCGTCAGTTCACAAGTGGATTAGGTAAATTGTTTGGTAGCGGTAATAACCCATACTCATCCTTTACAAACTCTGAATTTATGGGAATCACACCTTTTTAAAGGAATAATCATGGCAGAATCAATAATGAGTGGTTTGTTTGGGATAACTCCTGAGTCGTATCAAGATACCAGACAACTGCAAGAACAAGCACAGGCACTTCAACAGGCTCAGTTAAACCCTTATGAAGCGGTTAACTACATGGCGGCTAGGGCTGGTCAGCAACTAGGTCGTGGCATTGGTGGGTTATTAGGTGGTCAAGACCCAATGTTACAAAAGATCACGGCACAAGATCAAATCTTAAAAAGTTTAGATATTACCAATCCACAATCAATTGCTACTGGTATTGAAAGAGCGCAACAGGCTGGAATTCCTGAGTTAGCATTTAAGTTGTTGGCGGTTCGTGATGATGCTACTGCCAGACAACAAAGGCAATTGGCGACACAGCGTGAAATGATGGCTCAAAGCATTGCAATGAGAGCGTATGACCCAGGCAAACCAGAACAAATTGTTCCTGAAAGAACTGTCATTGATCAAGCGGCAGATACGTCTTATTTGGAGCCTCAACGAGTTGCTCCAGCGGTTGCGCCAAGTTATGACATCTCCCGTGTCGCTCCTCAATTGATGGCTCTTGGCCCACAGGGTGTTGCTCAATTAACTACGGCTAAAGCGGCAGAAAAAGCATTGTTACCAGAAACTCAAATTGTCAAAGAAGGCGAAACAATTTATCAGAGATTACCCGATGGTGGTTACAAACCATTGATTAGTGGCCCGATCAAGAAAGAGGCATTTACTGGTGATTATGCTAATGCCTCATTGATGTTGTTTGGGACTGCCAATGTTAGTAAGATACCTCAGACACCAGAGGCAATGGATGCCATTACTAAACAAGCGGCTGTTATAGCGCAATCCAAGAGGCCCATCACTAATGTTACAAATACAGTTTCCAACAATACGCAAAAGGGATTTAGTGAGCAATTTATGGAAAACGTTGCATCGAATATTAAGGCTGGACGTGCCGCTGTCAACGCAATTGGTGCTGTGCAAAATATGCAAACTTTGCTTGATGAAGGTGTACGAACTGGTTTTGGTCAGGATACGATGCTTCAGCTTGGTCGTGCTGGACAATTTTTTGATCCTGAATTTAAAGTCAAGGGATTGGCTGGACAAGAAGCGTTTCAATCATTTTCAACTGGTGTAATTTTGCCGCAAGTAAAACAACTTGGTGTAAACCCAACAGATACAGATTTGAAATTTATTTCAACAGGAGCGCCAGGATTATCTAAAACGCCAGAAGGAAATAAATTATTGTTGTCTGCATTGCAACTTAAACTAAATCGTGAACAAGATTTAGCAAGATTTACAAACCAATTTTTGGCTTCTAATCAAGAATTAGTTACAAACAATCCTGTTCAGGCTTACACAAAGTTTAATGATGCGTTTGATCAATACACGAAAACTAGCCCGCTATACGGGCCAGCGTCTGACTCTTTACGCAAAAGATTTAATGATCTTGGAACTAGGTCAACAGGAAATCCAGCGGCCCGTAACGCTTTAAAAAGCGGCGGTCTTACAAATTAAGGGGTAACTTATGGCTTCGTTAAATGACCAAATTCTTGATTTGCGGGATGAACTAGAAATAGCCAAGTCAGAAGGAAAAATTACCGATTCAGGCACAAAAATGCTTGAACAACTTAACACAAAAAGTTTTACAACTGGCGGGTTTGGTCAATTCTTGCAAGGGTTGAGTCTTAATTTTTCAGAAAATGTTACTGGTGCATTAAAGTCTTACTTAACGCCTGGGCCAGATGAAATATCTAAACAACTTAAGCTAGGCGCACCAGACAAGCCAGCGCCATCGCCAACAGATGTTGCCATTCAAATGGAACGTATTGGTTTGAGTGAATATGCAAAAGAATCACCAGCCAAAAGTATTTCAGCAAACATTGCTGGTTCAGCAGTTCCTGCTTTGGTTACAAAAAAACCTGTCACTAGTTTTCCTGCACAAATGGGACTTGCTGGGGCGGCAGGATTTACTGCTGGTCTTGGTGAATCAGAAGCTGAACTTTTTAGCCCTGAATCACTAAAATCTGGAGGCATTGGTACAGTAACTTCTTTGGCAGTCTTACCAATAGCAAAAGGGGTCGGCATGGGCGCTGGGGCTGTCTACCGAGGCGTTGTAAAGTCTATCTTTAGTAACCCCCAACGCATTGGTACTGATGAGGCAAGAGGACTAATTAAACAAGCCCTTATCAATGACAAGGGCGGTGTGGATGAAGCCATCCAGTTTGTGCTTGAACAAAAGGGAAAGCCTTACTCCATTGCTGATGTTGGCCCAAATACCAGAGCATATTTAGATGCGGCAAATACTATCCCTGGCCCAGGGAAAAAACAAGCACAAGAGTTTTTGCAGAATCGAGACAAGGGCGTTCTTTCTCGACTAACTTCTGACTTGCAAGTTGCTTTTGGCTCTAAAGCGGCTTTCTTTGATGAGTTCAATGCGCTTAAAGATGCAAGGTCTGATTTGGGTGGAAAACTTTACGAAAGAGCATTGCAAAAAGATGTGCCAGTTACGCCAGAGTTAACAAATCTTTTTAATCGTCCAAGTGTGCAAGATGCCTACAACAGAGCAATTAACATTGCTAAAGAAGAAGGCATTAAATTGCCTAACGTAAAAATTGTTGATGGAAAATTGCAAACATTAGACGGCAATGATGTTACTAAAATAAACACCACTTTTTTACATTACATGAAGATGGGTTTGGATGATGTTGTTTTTACAGGAAAGAGTCCAACTAGCGGCATTGGTTCAACTGAACTTGGGAAAATAAAAGGCACTCGGATTCAGTTTCTTGACCAATTAGATGCCGCTAATCCCACCTACAAAAATGCAAGACGAGTTTGGGCTTCAGACACGGCTGTTATGGACGCAATGGAAGAAGGGCGAACAGCTTTAAATAAACAGCCTAAAGATGTTGATGTTTTGTTAAATGACATGAAGACAATGACCAAATCAGAACTTGAAGGCTTGCGTCTTGGTGTTATGCAAAACTTGCTTGATCGTCTTGGTGGAGCGCAAACAGCGGCAACAGTTGTTGGCCCAACAGGTAATCCAGCGTTAAAAATCATTAACGACCCAAAAAATCTACGAGTGCTTAGAGCAACATTTCCAAAAGATGAAGCTGGAGATAAGACTTTTGAGCAATTTATGAAAAATATGAAGTCTGAAGTTGACATGAAAAGCACATCTAAGCAAGTCTTGCAAGGCTCACAAACAGCAGAAAGAACACAAGCTATTTCAGACGTAAAGGCTGGCGGGCAAGCTGTGCGTGAACTGCCAGCTATGAGTGTGCAAGGGATTTTGATGAGGGCTTTGCAACGTGACTATTCTCAACTTGGCGATGCACAAACTAGGGCTGTGGCAGATGAGATGACTAGAATTTTGACAACCACAGCGACAGACCCAAAGAAATTGCAAAAAATATCTAAGCAATTAGCTGGTCGTAGTGTCTATGATGTAATCAGCAAAGACATTCCTGAACTGTTGCCTGCTTTGGGACGAGCGACACTTGGCCCCTTTGCAATTGGATCAATGTCTGGCAATGTAGCCCCTAATATTGGTTCGGCAACTGGTTTGTTTAGCGGTCAATAGGAGTAAACCATTGACCCTTTCAGCCTCCTCCTCCTTGCCCAAGGCGCAGTCTCAGCCATTAAATCAGGCTGTGCAATGCTCCATGAAGGGCGCATGGAACTGGAGGGTGCTAAGAAGACAATTGAAGGGGTCATGGCTGATGTCAAAGCCATTAAGGGAATCTGGGATTGGCTCATTGGACTGTTTAACCCAAAGCCCAAGTCCAAGCCAGAAGACACCCCCAAGCCTTTGGCGAAAGCGAAAGCCGCTTCCAAGAAGCAACAGACTTATGAAGAAGTTGAACTACAAACCATCAACGAAGTGGGAGTCCAACTGGGCAACTTCTTTGACATACAGGCTCAACTAAACAACTACTATGCCTCTCTAGAGGCAGAATCAAAGGAACACTATGACCCAGATCAAAATACTTCTAAAAAGGCTATTGAACGTGCCTTGGTGGAACTCCAAATGGAAAACCTTGATGCACAAATTCGGGAACAAATGACTGTTTATGCCCCTGTTGAACTGAAGGCAATCTATACAAGGTTTCTAAAGATGTATGCAAAAATTCAACAAGAGCAAGAGTGGGCTAGATCAGAAGAAGTTAAGAAATTAAGATTACAGAGATGGAAACAAGAACAACAAGAAATATTCGTTATTGAAATGGTGAGTGGAGGGGTTGCAGTTGTGTTTATATCTATGTTTTTTGGATGGGCGATGTGGCAACTACGAAACTTGTCTTTTGGGTATTGATAGGAGTAGCCGTATGCATCATTGTTGGAGTAACCTCTATGGCATACGTGGAAACCTTGTATATGAGGGCGCAACTTAAACAAGAGATGAAAGAGTTACGCAAGTTGAAACAAGAACTGAAAGAATCTAAATGAAGTATTTATTGGTGCTTATGCTTTTAGTTGGTTGCGAAGACCGCTATCGGTATTTTTGCCAAGACCCAAAGCAC